AGCGCTGCTGGGCTGATGGGTCGATTTACGCCGACATGTTATTCTGACTTCGAGAGGTAGACCATGGCCCTGACGAACACTCCACTCGACCCTCGGTTCACCGATGTCGTCGTGAAGGACACCCTAGTCAACAACACCGCAGCTGCGAGCGTCACTGGGAGCACGCTGACATTTCACACCATCCAGGTGACCAATGCCGCGAGTCAGGTCAACTACGTCAAGTTCTACGATGCAATCACGGCAACCGCAACGACGCTTCCCAACATGATCTTCATGGTCGTCAACGGAACTACGCGCACAGTCAGCATCTGTGATGGATATTCGTTCGGTACCGCTGTGACCATGCGCTGTGTTCAAGAGGCCGGGCTGGGAGGCACCACCAGCCCCTCCGGCGGTAACGTACAAGTCATTCTCACTATGAGCTGAGGTAGCAGCATGGCACACGCCAAGATCACATCCGGAAGTAATCTCAGTACCTTCGTCATCGACTCTGCGTCAGTGACGGCGACTCCTGAGAACAACGTCCTGGGAACAAGCGGAACGCTGTTCGGCGTCTACATCGACAACACTGCCAACAGCGCCATCACGTACCTCAGATTGTGGGATGTCGCCTCGCCCACTGTGGGAACTACAGAGCCGAATGAGATCTACCCGTGCCCCGCGTCTGTCGCCCGCATGTACACGATTGCTGAAGGGACTGCGTACGGAACTGCCGTCAGCTTTGCCTGCGTGAGAGAAGCAGGAAAGATCGGAGCCACGAGCCCGGTCTCCGCCGTCAAGGTCCGTCTACTCGTTTCATAGGAGACACTCATGCCTGAGCGCCTGAAGAGTCGAAAGTTCTGGTTCGCTTTTATCGGAGCCGTCTTGCCCATCGTGGCACAGTACCTCACCAACGAGGTCGCCCTCGTTGATGCGCTGCAGCTCAGCGCTGCCATCGTCGTCAGCTACATCTGGGGCCAGGGCTACGTGGACGGGAAGGCTCTCGAGGGAGCTCCTACCGTGGTCGAAGCCGAAGCCTCTGAATGACTGACATGCTATGGGGCGCCATCATTGGCGCAGCGATGGTGGTCGCGACGTTCATCGCAGCCTGGATCAAGAGGCCGAGCCCAGAGATCGTGTTCTCTCCGCTCGAAGATGCTGAAGAAACGCACGCGGTCCGCGTCGTAGAGATAGAGAAGAACCTCGACAACAAGATGGAGATCATCGATGTGGCTGCTACGAGCGACTCGCCGGCTGATGCGTTAGCTGCGTTGGGCAACAAGAGGAAGAGATGAATGCGCTTGCGATCCTCCTATTCCAGACAGCCCTCGCCGAACCACCAGAGCGGCCCAAGTCGCCAGAGCCACTCGAGGGGGAGTGCCCGGGAGCGGTGGGCTTTACGCACGGCAACGCTGTACCTGGCGGGATTGTCGGTAGTGATGGCCTCGTGCTCTGCAGCGGTGTCCTCTCTCCGCTCAGTGACTACCAAGACCTACTCCAGACTGAAGTATGGGCCGAAGCCCTCGACGCCCGTTATCGTCTGGACACGGCATCTCTCGTACTCGAGAGAGACTGGTACCAACAGCAGCTGGAACTGATCCAGCAACCGCTACCCCTGCTGGAACGACCGGCTGTTATACTGACCATGGGCATCACCTCGGGGGTTGCAGTGGTTCTCCTATCGGCCTATGCGTTCGACACAGTCGCCGATGGGGGTACGCCATGATTGAGACAGTCCACAAAGTCATGACCGCAGTTCTCACAGCCGCCGTGCTGGGGGGCGCGTCATTCGTGATCGACACACGCACCGAGATCGCGCTACTGCAGGCAGAGATCAAGCAGGTCAAGTCGATGAGCGAGCAGATCCTCACGATCATCGAGGCAGCCCACCCACGTCAATAGGAGGCCTCCATGACCCTGATTCTTCTCAGCACTCTCGTCATGGCTGCGCCCATAGACGCTGCTCAGCTCCCTACGTCTGTTCAAGAGGCCCAGGAGTGCAAGGACACCCTGCAGCAGATTCTCGATGCGCTCGAGTCCATCGAAGCTGTCGCCGTGGCGGAGCCTGAGAAGCCTGCTGATACCGCAGAGCCTACGCCAGAGAAGTCGACCGCAAGTCCTTCTCTTCTACCAACGAGTAGGTGAAGCGTTCGACCCCACTACTCTCGCAGATGTGCATCGCCTCGCCCCAATCTGTCAGCCGGGCAAAAACCTGGCAGCCGGCGCTCCACTTATCCACTTGCGTGCTGTTGGTGCCTGCGTGGTGGATGTTGATCCCGAACCAGCCTGTGTGCTCTTCGCCGCCGTAGTCGAGTGTGTTGTCCTTGTTGTTGTCTCTCCAGACAGTAACTGTGCCGCCACGCTGACACAGCGTCCGATAGCGTCCCTGGTGCAAGGCCCACTGGTACACAGGGTACTGGCCCGGGACGAGAATGGCCGTCCCGTCGACATTGCTCGGGTTCTTGAGCCAGTAGGTGCCGGGGTCCGTGGTGATGCGGTAGGTCTTGTGGTTCCAGGCATCACCTGACTTCCAGACCAGGTGCATCTCGTCGTCGAAGGCGTTGGCTTCTTCGCTCTCGAAGCGTACACCGATCAAGTTCACCTGCCCGTCGTCGAAGACCGTGTAGCCTTTCTCCTCGAGCACTTCGAGGATGGCGGGTCTGCGTAGAGACACGAGCTTCAACGGAGTCGTGGGCGTCTCTCTGAGGTAGGTCTGGGTCATGGGCCCAGCGATGCCGTCTACAGACAGCTTTCTTGCACACTGGAACCGCTTCACAGCGTTCTCTGTGTTCTTCCCGAACACGCCGTCGACACCGATAGGGCCGAATCCATGCAGGTTCAACTGCTTCTGCAGCCAAAGAACCATGTCTCCAATATCACCTTTGCGCAGCATGATTACCCACTAACTCCTTCTATTGAGCGATGCGCCCGAGGCGCTCCATACGTTCACTGATGCGAGCACGCTCTCCGGTGTCCACCAACTGAACCAACCAGTCTGCGTACTTCTGTGGCTCCGTGGCCTTCCCCGAGGGGGCTGCCGCGAAGGCCTCAGCCAGGCCCTTGACGTGACGCAGGGTAGGCTTGCGCGCACCAGATTCGACTCGACTGACCTCGGGCTGAGTCAGTCCCGCTCTCCTTGCCAGCTCGGCAACGCTCCAGCTACGAGACTCTCGACTCATACGGATGAGCCTGGAGAACGCGGTTACGTGCTTGTTAGTCATTTTGACCTCCCAGTAGAGCCTATCGTAGAGAAACCACGTCGTCAAGATTCTTACTTGACAGGCTGGCAGCATCGCTATAGTTTCAGAGGGACCGCAAGGGGGTTCGATGATCTGGCGACAGCCACACTATGTCTACCGCGTTCCCGCGAGCGCCGTCAGCATCGACTTGGATACCGTAGAGCACACTGTCCCGGGTGCCCTGGTCTACGCCTACTGGAACCAACGACGCTATCGACTGCGCCAGATGTCTCCCGACGAGAGAGTCGCTGTCTCCGAGTACGAAATCCTGGCACCCCTGCACGGAGCGTGGCTCGTCGAGTCGACGCTCGCTCACCACCAGCTGCCCTACACTGCCATCGGCAAGGACGTAGAGGGTATCTCGTTCTGGAGTAACGTCGCAGAGGACCGAGCTGCGCTCGAGCAAGATGGACGCAACCGTGTCAACGACCTGATCTCCCGGGGAATCATCCGACCCCATGTCGCGGACATTCTCACGCCCTACCAGGCGATGTCCGTGAGCTGGGCGGTGAGTCGTCCCTGGGTGTTCAACGTGTGGCCGTGCGGATCGGGCAAGACTCTTGGCGCCATCGTCGCCTCTTTCACGCGCACTGGCCCGACCCTCGTGCTCAGTCCAGCTAAGGCACGGCATGTCTGGTGGTCCCAGGTGCAGGAATATAGCACGATCACGCCGTTCCGTGTACGTCCGCAGGGAGAAAGAAAAGAAGATGACGAGACTCTCGACAGCTACCTGCGCCGCATGGGCTCGTTGGCCTTTGTCGTGGTGGGTGGAGAAGCTGTCGGTTTGTACATCGATGAGATCAAGCGAGTGGCGCCAACGGTTCTCATTCTCGATGAACTCCACACGCACGGGAGTCGCAAGCGGTGGCAGGCCATCCACAAGGAAGATGGCACCGTGGACTTCGAGAAGAAGCGGACGAGCAAGAACAACGTGACCCGTGCTGCCCATGTCATGGAGGTTGCGAACATGGACGGCATCAACCTGCGCGTCGGCCTGACAGCCACGCCCCTGGACGACGGCAGGCCGCGCAGACTGTGGAGTCAGCTGGACCTGCTCACCCCGGGTGGCTTCAGCCACAGCTTCAGCAAGTTCGCGTTCCGTCACTGTGATGCCGCGCCAGGACAGTATGGGGGCTTCGACGACCGGGGCAGCAGCAACCTCGACGAGCTCCGGTCACGGTGCAGCTTCTTCACGCACGAGGTTCCCTATAGCGAGAGTCACGCCGCGCTCCCTGATACCCGGGTGCAGGTCGTCTACTTGGACCGCTCAGAACTGAACGGGGCAGGTCGGTTCAGCGACGAGCAGACATTCAAGCAGGCGTTCAAGTCTCTGTCGAAGGAGACCAAGTTCAACTATGTCGCTCGAGAGCGTATGATCGAAGCGAGGCTCGCAGAAGCCTGCAGTCGAAAGCGGGGGTTCGTCATCGACGAGGTGAAGCAAGGCGTGCGTGGTGGTGGCAAGGTGGCAGTGTTCACAGCAAGGCGTAACGAGGCCGAGGTGTGGGCGCACAAGATCAAGAAGTCTCTCACCGAAGGCGACGAGAAGCTCGCGGACATCACGGTGTGGACAGCTCACGGAGGTGTCTCCGAGACCGAGCGAGATCGCATCACCGATGCGTACCGAGACCACTCTGGTCCTTGCGTGCTCGTAGCGACAGGGCAGAGCGTAGGCACAGGTGTTGATGGACTTCAGACCACAGACGTTGCCATCTTCGCGATGCTGCCGTGGAAGCCCGGTGATTTTACGCAGTGGAAGGGTCGGTTCGACCGACTCGGAGGAAACCCGACGCTGTTGAAGGTCATCGTTGCGACCGGCACTTACGACGAGCGGGTGGTAGGGATTCTCGTGGAGAAGTTCGGACCCATCGAGCAGTTCCTCCAGGCAGATGAGTTGGA